TATATCTATTGTTTTATATACACGAGATGCATCAGTTTTAGTATAATTAGCTACCATAGTATCCCCAGATTGGACACGCATAATTGCACTTCCAGAACGACTAGGTACACTTTCATTTATACCTGTAGCTAAGAATCCGTTTGCTTGAACAGCAAATTCCAGTGTTGATGGGTTATACTCAAAGCTAGTAACACCAGAGTTACCTAAAACAACAATATGACCTGAACTTGTTTCCCTTATTTTTTGAGTGCTGCCGCTAGGAAAGCTGTTTCTAGGTACATTATCCTGAATTGTAGGTTGACCATTACCATCAAAATCAACTAAGCAAATACGAGACGAACCGTCGGTATTTGTATAAAAGAACAATGCCCTAGTTTGAGATAACCACCACAAATCACCACTATTATAATAGTCACTGACCATATCGTAAGTTGTAGGAGTAACAGTTGTAATGTTATTAGCTGTAAAGCCTGTATCTATGTAAACAGTGTTGCCACTAAAACCTAATAAATACCCATTTGTTGTTTGAGTGGCTGATGACCATTTACCTGCCCAATAACTACGTTCTTCTCCAGAAATTCCATTAGAAGTCATAGTAGAACCATTAAAGGTCGCCATTCTACAACTTGCTTGGTTCTCTGAATAATCTGCTGCACGGGCACCATAAATCCAAAAACAATACGGTGAATTAGGATATTGTCTGTCAAAGTTGTGACTAAAATAATGAGATGATGACCAACTCCATGTTTGTTTACCTTGACCTGCCCCATTACCCCCTAAACCAGTATATGTTCTATCCGCATTAACTCTAAAACAACCTGTTTCCATTTGAATATAATTAGAATTATTATTATAGAGAGTAGCTCCTGCTTTAAAACCTACAAATACATCATCATATGGAGTAGCATAAATATCACCACCCCTATCGTTGTAAGCGTTACCAGCCTGATTTACACTAACCGATATAGTATATGTATTTGTACTTTGAACTGACCCTGAAGATGAATAAGTTGTAGGTGATATAGCAGTAACTCTACTATTCCTATTCCCATCATTCCACGTTTCAAATTGTAGACCAATAGAACCATCTTCGCCATAACGAGAACTTGTATGCGAAAGAGTAGTTTCAGCTGTGTCAAAGAAATTTAATTGTGGATATTCACCTATCTTTGACTCGTTGTTAGCTGTTATTGCCTCTAAAGCAGTTATTGAACCACCAGTTGCCATTGGAATATCTACAGAAAGAGCTGTAGATGACAAGCCACTCAAGCCACTGCCATCACCATCAGGCTTTAGATAAGTTTCAGCAAGCTTGGCAGCACCAATGCTTCCCGCACCTAAGCGGTCAGCACTGAGCGTACCTGTTGTTAAAGCACTAGCATCATTAGATGGTGGGACATTATCTAACGCCCCACTTTTGACATCCCCGTTGGAATCCAACAGGTCTGCCATGTTTCTTGATTTACTCATACGTTGTTACTCCTTGAATGTAACAAAGGAGGCATAAGGGACGTTAGTACCGCTCCCATTACGCCCCCTCCGTTGTAGGTTTAGGGTGTGCATCTTTAACAGCTTGAATCTGCGCTGCCATTTCTTCTGGGAACACCCCTGCATGGAATAACGCATCTAGTTGGTCACCGATGGATGGGTATTCTTTACGACGATTACGTTGGTACTCAGAATTTTCCCATTCTGTTATTTCTTCTTGGGTTCTGGTATCAACAACTTCACCAGTACCGTCAGGATTAACCTTGTTACAGCCGTCTTCTAGTAATTTTTCCCATTGTTCTTCTGTTACTTCTACGTTTGGCGATGGAATTTCTTCATGAACATCATCATCGTAGAACCCTAACAGCATATTGTTTTCATCTATATGTGCGAATTTCATAATTAATGTCCTAATGCCATCCAGTAGTAATACACACCAGAATCGTCCTTGTTATAAATTTGAAGTTGAGAATTATTAATTGGGTAAACGCCACCCATTGTTGACCAACTTGTGCCACTGTTCCACAGACCCCCCTCACCATGATGAGAAAAAGCTGCACGAACCGCAGTAGGAAATGTTAATGGGTAAGCAACAGTAGCCGTAGCATTTGCGTTAACATAAGCGTATCCATATTGGATTATCAAACCACTACTAAATCTTTGATAATTAGTGTTACTACCTCGTAACGAAGATGTATCTAGTAGAACAGGTCTTTGGTCTTTTCCATAAATAGTAGTAGCATCTATAGTACAGCTACTAAGAGTAGCCGGTGCAGACCCATTAGAAGTTAAGCCACGAATTGTAAATGCGTAATTTGCCCCGTTATTACCATTTTGGTCACATACGTTAATAAAGCCTGTACCTGAAGCAGAAGAACTGGTAAGTGCCATTTCTGAGCTACTAGAAGAAGTATTATTAACTTGTAGTGAACGGATTGGGCTTCCAGATTTATCAATACCAACATTACCTGAAGACATTGTGCCTGTTACGTTAATGCCTGTAGAGGATGTGGCGAGTTTGGTGGCGTTGTCATATTTAAGCTGAACTGCTCCGGCAGGTTGTGCAAAAATAGAGGTTTTTGTCGCATCAGAATTTTCAAGTTTAAAACTTGCGTCTGCTTGTAACACTAAGTTGCCAGTGCCTTTATCAGCAACGTAACTATTACTACCATCATGGAAAATCTGTAGGTCACTACCTGCACCGAAGATGGCTTTCTTGTTATCCCCAAGAACCATGTTGCCTGATGAAGCATCTACAACAACATTGTCACTTGAGTCTTTTAAGTTAGTCGCATCGATACTACCAAGCAAACCATCAACTTCAGTTTCAGTGTAGTAACGGTTGTCTAACTGACCACCATCAAGTTCAGTCTTGTTATAAAACTTAGCGTCAGATTCAGTCTTGGTATAATGAGTAGCCAAGGTAAACGTACCAAACGCTACCACATACAACTCATCACCTGCCGCTGCACCTGAAGCTAGAGTAATGGTAGAACCATCGGTAGCTGTGTAGTCAGAAGGGTCAAGGTGTACACCGTTAAGATATACGTCAATGTAACCTGAGTCATACGCTAGGGTTGCACCATTAGCATCTGCACCAGTGAAAGCTGTTTGGCTTGCTGTAGCTACAAACTTAAAGCGAGCCGCAGTACCGTTTACAGAAGAACCTGCGTTCTGCCATGAGCCACCGTTGTAAACCATCATCAAGTCATTGGCTGTATCGAACCAAAGGTCACCCTCAGTAGGGCTAGATGGGGCTGTAGCAGAGATAAAGTAAGTGTCAGCGAATGCGTTAACGCTAGTTAGGTTTGTTGCTACGGTGTTTACGTTAGCAATGTCATTACCTACTGCATCTACGTTAGCGATAGACGCTGCGACAACATCAATCTCTGAAGTAGCTTCGTTCAAGTCGTTAGCTACTGTGACAACCTTGGCCACTTCTGTAGCAATGGTTTGAATGTCTGAGATGTTTGTAGCTGCCAAAGAAACGTCAGCAATGTTGTTAGCAACAGTTGTTACATTGGTATTGTTACCTGCAACAGTGTTGATGTTACCTGAGTTTGCATTGACTGCATTGATGTTGGTTTCATTAGCTTGAACTGCGTTAATGTTAGTCGCATTACCTGCAACAGCATTAACATTAGCGATGTTACCACCAACAGCGTTTACGTTTGCAATAGCACCTGCTGTAGTATTCACGTCAGCTACGTTGGTAGCCACAGTGTTTACATTAGCAATGCTACCTGCTGTGGTATTAACATTAGCAATGTCAGTACCAACCTTGTTTACATTCGCAATACTATCTTCAACGGTGTTAATGTCACCGATGTTTGTAGCTACGGTGTTAACGTCTGCAATGTTAGTAGCAGTGGTGTTAACATTAGCGATGCTGTTTTCTACTGTGTTAATATCGCCAATATTAGTAGCGACAGTATTAACATCAGTGATATTTGTAGCAGTAGTGTTAACATTAGCAATAGAACCTGCAACAGTGTTTACGTTAGAGATTGCACCTGCCGTAGTATTTACGTTAGCGATGCTACCTGCTGTAGTGTTTACGTTAGCAATGTCGTTAGCTACGGTGTGAAGCTTGGTGGTATCGATAGCGTTAAGCTGTGCTTTATCGCTTGGAGATAGCCAAGTGTTCTCTACCCAGTTCTTTGTTGTTACGTCTTGAGCATTAACTGGGTCTGCTACGTTCTTGATGACACGGTTAGTGCCACCAACTTCGCCGTCAAACTTACCGTCAGCATCTAGTGAAAGAGCAGCTTCGGCTTTGTCAATCGCTTCTTGAGCAGCATGGTAAACCTGGATGTTGGAGTTATCCAAATCCTCTTCGGTCAACACAGAACCAGAAGCAAAGTCAACAGCACGGTTTGTGAGGTCAGTTGTACGCTCGATGCGTACAGTAGCCCCGCTAGTAGGGGTTGGAGTTACATTAACAGTGTTAGCAGAAGTAAACGTGAATGTTGCTGCTGTACCATCCACGAATACTTCGATTTCACTTTGGTTAATGTACTCAAAAGGAATATTGAAAGTAGCACTACCACCGGCAGTGTACTCTATATAACTATAAGCCATTATTTATTGTCCTGATAAAATTGCGTCAACTTGTTGCTTAACCGGATTAGGGTTACCGAGTTGAGTATCATTAGTAGTGGTTTCAATCTTAGCTTCCATCAGAGCTTTGATAACCGGATGTGCCTTACCTAAGTGAGCGTCTTTTCTAAGTTCGTTTAACGCTATTGTTCGGTAGTGAGCGATAACCTTACGGATAGCTTTCTCACGGGCATTCTGGTCACGTTGCTTAACAGCGAAGTAACGGTCTGAGTCACGGAAGATTTCTCGATATGCACCATCGTCTGTAACAAGATGTGTTAGGGCTTCCTCTAGGGTTGCTCCTTTCTTAGCTTGTTCAGGGTTACCGTAGCCTTCAATTTGAACACGGCTGGTTAAGTCTTGGTAATAATCATATACAGTTTGATTACCGTCAGGCTTAACAGTGTATTTACGAAGGTCTACGGTGCCACCAATAACAGGTGTAGGAGGCATAACAGTCATGCCCAAGCGGTCAATTTCTTCACGCAGGGCTGATGCTTTACCTTCTTTTGTAGGTATGCCAGAGATAGCAAAACCCATCTCTTCAGGCTTAGTAAGCGGATAACCGACAACAGGGTCACGCTTACGGTCGATAGGGTCATTAGGGTCACGCAGAAATGGGTAAACCTTTTGTGCAGTTTTACCTAAATAATCTGCTGACTTCTCTAACGCATCGTCACCAACACCCAAGATTTCATACAGCTCTTGCTCATTACCTGACATACGGAAAATCTCATCTACAAGACGAGCGTATGGGTACATAGAAGCTGCCTTCTTCTGTAGGATATCACCTGCTTTATCGAAGTCATCAAGCATTGATGCTAAGTCAGTGATACCTTGAGTGGTAGGCATATCGATAAGTGCTTTCATAGTTGCACCCATCATATCCATCATACGACCTGCTGCTGTTTCTGCATCGCTGTATTTGATTGCGTCAAACAGATTAGCAACAACACGGTATGGACGTGAGTATGGGTCAAGCTTACGGAAGCTTAGTAAAGTACCATCTTCTAGCTCTACTGAGTTAGGTAGGTTAGCGTCACTAGCTGCATTGGTTTTCTGACGGTTGTAGTCAGACATACCATCACCTTGTAGACGGTCTTGAGAAGCCATCATAAATGCGTGTACCCACATGAGAGTACCGACATTCATAATCATTTCTGCTCTAGCACGTTCAGCAGGGTTAGCACTTGAAAGCATCTTCTGCAGCTCATCACTGGTGTTTTGTAGACCAGGAGTACGCTGTGCGAAGTGGGACAAGAGGTTAGCCGGTGTACGAACGAAAGGCATAATCTGACGCATTACAGGATGCTTGTTAACAAACGAACCTGTACCTTTACCTAAACGACCAAAGATGTCGTTCTGGAAGTCATTTTGGAATGTAACTGTACGAGCTTCTTCCAAAGCCTTACGAATACGCATATCGTCAGGAACAACACCTTTACCGATAGAGTCGATATGGATGTTCATCAAATCCTGAGCTTCACGGCGGGCCGCTGCGATTGCAGCTGGGATTTCTTTAACACTCTTAGCCTTGCTAAGGTGTTCTTCCATCACCAATGACATTAATTTACCACGGAATGACATTTGCTTAATAAGCTCATCGGTCATTGCCATGCCACGACCACCGATTGCACGGTTTACGTTACCTGCAAGGTTTGCACCATACATACCCCATGACTCATCTTTCTGCTTGCCTAGTGAGCCAATGCTAGAAAGGTCAAAGTCACGGTTACCGATGGTGATTGAATCAGCCATCTCGTCAACAGTACGGTGTGGGTCTAGTTGTGAGCTACCTTTAGCGAATGCTTTAAACGAATAGCGTAAAGCACTTGCGATACTCATGTGGTCGGTAGTGAGTTGGATAATGCCCTGACGAGCCTGTGACCAACCTTTACCTGTCATACCATTTTTAACACCTGCTGCAATCTCGATACCACCACGCTCAAGCATATGAACGTAAGAGCCACCAGTGTTTACAAACAAGGTATTGAATGCGCCTAGAATGTTGTGAATCCAAAACTCGTTTAGACCATCAATCATCTTACCACGCCATGTGCCACCTTTTTCAGAGGCTTTGGCTAGGTACGCTGCAAGTTCATCAGAAGAACCTGTTAGTTTAGAAAAGTTATCCATTACTTCTGCGTAGGTACGGGTGTCCATACGCTCACGCATCTTAGTAATAGCCAACGCACGACCTGCACGGTTACTTACAGTTTCAGACAACGCAATAGCGTCCTGAGCTGCTTTCATGTACTTCGCTGCGTTCTTATCGTTAGAATTCCATGCACTTTGAAACTTCTTAAAAGCAATGTCTTCCATCTGGTAAACAAGTGCATTGAAATGGTCACTTGCATTAGCCGGAATCTTGCCGTTGTTATAGGCTTTAACCATGTGGTCAAGCGTACCTTCAAAGGTAGCTTCATCAAGTTTCAAGCCAGTAGATTTAAGAACCTCTAAGGCACGGTTACGGGATTGCTCTAGCGTGTAGGATTTACCAACATCAGAGTTCTTCATAATGCGGTTATGGAAACCATCACCAATTTCTTCAAAGAACTTTTGTCGAGCGACTTGACGCATCTCACCAGTGACGTTTGGGTCACCTAGTGTATACATCCAATCAAGAGTAGCTTCGGCTGTAGCATCATCTGTTGAGTACTCATCTGTAGTACCCATCATCTTTTTAGTAGCTGCTTCACCTGCTTCTTTGTTAGCTTTATTTTTTAAACCTTGTTTAAGACCTTGCGTCCCACCTATTGTAGAACCCAGTACCAAACCACCACCTGCACCGATTGCAGTGTCAACTA